AGGTGGTGAGTTTGCAGTAAGTGGGGGTGGTACAGATGTTGCAATCACACCTACAAATATTCTAATTAAAAAACAATCTAACCATGGTGCAGCAAATGTAGATGCTATACCTGCAGGTAACGCTACACTTTTTTTACAAAGAGCTAAAAGAAAACTAAGAGAACTAGCTTACAACTTTGATGTTGATGGTTATGTATCTCCCGATCTAACTATCCTTGCAGAGCACGTTACTGAAGGTGGATTAACACAACTATCATATCAACAAGAACCTAATCAAATTATTTGGGGTGTAAGAGACGATGGTGAATTAGTAGGTTTAACTTATCAAAGAGAACAACAAGTTGTTGCATGGCACAGACATAAGTTTGGTGGAACATTTGGTTCTGGAGCAAGTGCTACAGGTTTTGGTGTTTGCGAAAGTGTTGCTACAATTCCAACAGATAATTCTGAATATCAAACTTATGTTATCGTAAAAAGAACAATCAATAGTGTAACTAGAAGATATGTAGAATACATAAACAATTTTGATTTTGATGAAACAGATGACACCACATTTAATTTTTTAGATTCACAACTTAATTACAGTGGTTCATCTACAGATACAATTACAGGATTAGATCACCTTGAAGGTCAAACAGTATCTATCTTAGCAGATGGTTCTACTCATCCAGATAAAACTGTTAGCTCTGGAAGTATTACTTTAGATAGAAATGTTACAAAAGCTAAAGTTGGATTAGGATATACATCTTTACTACAGACTATGAGACTAGATGCTGGATCACAAGATGGTACATCACAAGGTAAGACTAAAAGAATATTTGATATTGCAATAAGACTCTATGAATCAATCGGTGTGGAAGTAGGACCAGACTTAACTAATATGGAAAGAATACCATTTAGAAGTTCTGCTGATGCTATGGATAGTGGTTTAGGAGTATTTACTGGAGATAAAGAAGTGGAGTTTAGAGGCAACTATGAAACGGATGGGTTTATCTTTGTAAGACAAACACAACCTTTACCTTTGACGATTTTATCGTTATACCCTAGACTTCAGACAAATGATGGATAATATACTATATGTAGTGCCGTATACAAAAGAACACGGCAGATATATACTATCAAATCAAATGAATCATCCTTTGATGGATAAGGATGCAGAGTTTGATGCTGATGCTGTACAACTGGAGGAAAAAGGATTGGCTTATACTTGTATGATAAATAACGAACCTGTTGCAGCAGCTGGTATGAAAATCATTTGGAGTGGTGTAGCAGAAGGTTGGGTGTTAGCTACTAATAAAGTTTGGGATCATCCTATCCTTGTTGCACGAGCCATCAAAAAAAATTTTGCAAGACTAGCAAAAGAAAATAATATTAAAAGAGTTCAAACTGCTGTAAGACAAGACTTTGACAAAGGTTTAAAATTTGCTAAGTGGTTAGGATTGGAGAACGAAGGATTAATGAAATACTACGGATTTGATGGTTCACATCAATACAGATATGCGAGGATATTTTAATGAGTTTTGTATTTGATATAGCGGCAGCACAACAAATTTCTACACTTGGTAAATATAATCAAAGTGTTCAAAATAGGAATGCTCTTATAAGAGAACAAGAAGCTGAACAAATAAAAAAACAAACTGAATTTGATATTGTTAGATTTGATCAACAATTTGAAAAATTAACAGGAGAAACAAAAGTAGCTACATTAAAATCTGGTGTAGAATTATCTGGAAGTGCTTTAAGAATATTAAGATATAATGCTGAACAAGCAGAAATACAAAAAGATGTTATGAATTATAACTCTCAAGTTGCACAAGCACAAAAAATAGAACAAGCTAATTTTGCAAGAATAACAGGACAGATAAAAAGAAGAGAAGCAAAAATTGCTGAACTTGGTGCTTATGCAAGAGCTGGAGAAAGTTTATTAAGAATAGGTGGTTCTACATAATGCCTAAAATTCCTACATTTACAGCACAAGCTAGACCTACAGCACAAACTACTGGTGTTGTTTCTAGTATTGATATACCTTTAAGTCAAACTGTTGGAGCAGCATTAAGACCATTAGGTAAAGCTGCTGAAGATTATTACATAAAAGAAAAACAAATTGAATTTCAAGTACAAGCTGGAGAACTAGATGCAGATGCAACAGTTGAAGTTTTTAATGCTGCTGAACAAGCTGAATTAAGAAATACACCACAAGAAGGTATAGATTATTTTGATGCACAATTTGAATCTATAAAAAATAAATATAAAGCAAAAGCAAAAAATAAAAATGTAAGTGATTTGTTTAGTATTAATTTTTCTAAAAATAAAAGTGTTTATGTAAATAATATTTTAAAAAAAACTAGAAATAATTTAGTTACTACTAGAGTTAGTCAAGTAGATCAAAAAGTTAAATCAAAAATAGCTTATGCAGTTGCTTCTGAAAGTGTGCTTCAATTTGATATTTTAGCTAAATCTATAGAAGAAGATTATCAAGGTTTAGTTAAAGAAGGAATTATTGGTGAAAAAGATTTAGAATTATATAAAAAAAAATTACCAACCTTAGTTGAAATAGAACAAGTTAGATTTTTAGCTACAAAAGATGCAGCGGGTGCTGCTGTTTTGCTACAAGATGTAAATAATTTTAAACAAATACAAGGTGATGAAAGAAAAAAATTAATTACAGAAGTAAGACAAAAAGCTAGATTTGATGCTGAAGTTTTAAAATTTAACAATGCCTCAGTTATTAATACTCAATTAAAAAAAACAGTAGATAGATTAAGAGGAAGTGAAGCTAATAAAGTTTTTGGTTTAAGCGAAGAAGATTTATCTAAATTTTATACTGGCGATAAACAAGCTGATGAACAAATAAAAAATTTGAACATAAAAGTAAATGAAGGTCAATTTAGTTATGATAGTAATTATAATACAAATACAACTATCATACAAAAAATAAATGCAGGAGAAATTAAAAATGCAAAAGATCCTTTTAAATTACCGGGTGAAACAACTGAAAAAAGTATAATTGAAAGAGCAGGTGATGGTGATATAAATGATAATGATCTTAATTTTTTATCAACATTTATAACACGAACATACAACAATACTTTTTTAAATGAAGATAAACAATATATTCAATGGTTTAATAATCTTACACCTTTACTGCAAGGTAATGCTTTTTTAAGTTATTTTGATAAAACCTATAATAATAAAGCAAGTAATTTAAGACAAGTATATTATAAAAGATATATTGATGGTTTAAAAAATGGAATTACTATTGAAAATCTATTATCACCTAATTCAGAAAATTATATTGCTAAAGATATTAAAAATGTTTTACCTAAAACATCTGATCTTGGAAGTATTGTACAATCAATAGCAGAGGAAAAAAATCAAAATGAAATTCCACCAAGATTGGAAGGTGAGACAGCTCTTCAATATGAAAAAAGAACAATGAGTCAATAATGGATTTAGGACAAAAAGAATTAAGACTAAATGATGCTGGATTTAGTCAAAAAGAAATAGCTGATTGGAAAAAACAAAAAATACAAAAATTAGGTAATGCAGGTTTCAATAATCAAGAAATATTAGAAGCGTTTGGAACAACAAGTAATGATAAAAAAATATATGAAGATTATTTTTCTAATATAAAAGAACAAATAGAAAATGAATATTACACACAAGAATCTATATCACCCGATGATGAATTATTATACCAATCAAAAATTGATCAAGCTAATGCACCATCACTAAAAGAAGTTGTTGTCGGTAAAAAATTTAATGGAGATGAAATCTTAAAAAGAGGTTATGGAAAAACTCTTTATGATATGACTATAAGACTTGCGAATGGTGAAGGTCTATCTGAAGCTCTAACTCAACCAGAACCAGAAGATTACACATGGTTTGAAGGGTTGTTAGAAAGAGCTTACACTTTAGGATTAGAATTACCTTTATATGGAATAAGTTTTGTTCCGGGAACTTTAGCTGCTGGTCCGTATGGTGGTGCTATTACTGCTGGTGCTATTCCCGGTGCTGCGAGAGCTACAATAGTAAAAGGTTTAGAACAACAATCTTATGGAGAACCAGTTACTATTCTTAAAAATTTTTTACAAGAAGGATTAAAAGAGGGTGCAAAACAAGGTGTAACATTTGCAGCAACTGCCATTGCTCCACAACTAAAAATTGGTGGAACAAAACTCGCTGATAAATATATTACAAGAGTTGCCTCACAACTTACAGCGTTTGAAGGGGTAGGTGCAGCATTAAATCAACAATTACCATCATTAAAAGAATTTTCTTATTCTGCTGTTTTATTTGGTGGATTGGGATTAGTTCAACCCAGAAAAACTATGGAGGATCGAACTAAAAAAGTATTTATTGATACAGGTAAAAAACCAAATCAATTATTTAAAGATTCAATAATTAATAAAAGAATACTAGAGGATGTTTCATCAAGAACTTTCATTAGAGATTATGTAAATCTATTAGAAAGAAAAACTCCTACAAAAAAAATTAAAGAATCTGACAAAATATTTAAAGATGAACTAGCCAATAAAGCTGCTGAGAATATTGTTTTAAAACCAAAAATAGAACCTTTGACAATTGAAAGATTAAAAGAAATGGGATCAACTGTTAAAAGAAAAACTATTATAGAAGGTATAGATAATAAATATCCAATACTTGAAGTTATGAGAAATGCTAAAATAAATACTAAAACAGGTATTGAAAAACTAAACATATATGAACAAGCAAGAATTATGGAAGGTATGCAAAATCGTGCAGGTTATTTTATTGAGTATGGAACTTTAAACGCAAAAACATTAAATGAAAAAGGTTTAGGACTTAAAGAAATAACAAAAGATATTACAAAACAAGGTAAGACAGAAACACAATTATTTGAAACTTATTTATCAAACAGAAGAGCTATTGAATTAGATGCTAGAGGAATTGAAACAGGCTTTAATATTCAAACCGCAAAAGAATTTGTAAAAAAAAATCAATTCAAATTTGAACAATCTGCAAAAAAAACAGATACTTATCAAAGACATCTGTTAGAATATGCTCGTGATGGTGGTCTTATAACAGCAGAAGCATTTACAGCAATGACAGAAGCTAATAAAAATTATGTTACTTTTGCAAGAGAATTAATACAAGATGGAAAACCAGTTGTTGCTGAAGGATCAGTAAATCCTTTTAAAAAAATAGAAGGTAGTAAATTAAGAGTATACCCACCATTAGAACAAATGGTTAAAAATACAAATACAATAGTTAATGCTGTTGAAAGAAATAAAGTTAAAATCGCTTTTCTTGATATGATTACAAATGCTCAAAAGAAAGATAAAAACTTTTATCCATTTATAAAAAAAGTAAATCCAAAAACCACTAATAGACCTAAAGAAGATTTAATGACAATTAGAAGAGATGGAAAATTAGAAACTTGGGATGTTGGTAAAGATATTAAAACTGCATTTACAACTTTAGATCAACAAGGTGCGAATATGTTATTTAATTATTTGGGTGCACCTGCAAGAACACTTAGAGCTGGTGCTATATTAATTCCAGACTTTGCTGTTCCCAACTTTTTTAGAGATACAATGCAGGCTAGTTTTTTAAATAAAGTTGGTTTCGTTCCAATACAAGATTCAATCATTGGTGCATTTAATATTATTACAAAAGGTAAAAGAAAAAAAACTATGGAAATGTATAAAAAATATGTGAAGTCTGGCGGTATGCAATCAACACTTTTAGCTGTAGATAAACCTAATATTTTTGATGGTAAAGTTTATGACATTCTTTCTAAAGGACCAGTAAGAAATTCTAATAAAGGAATGCTAGCTCCATTTAGAGCTTTAACTCAATTATCAGAGGAGATGACAAGATTTAGAATATTTGAAAAAACTTATAAAAAAGCTATTGAAAAAGGTTTAACAGAAAAACAAGCTCTTGAAAGAGGTGGTTTTGAAGCTAGAAATCTTTTAGATTATGCAAAAAGAGGAACTTTAGGAAATAATATAAATAGACTTGTTCCATTTTGGAACGCAAGAGTTCAAGGTCTAACTAGATTATACGAAGCGTTTAGAGATCAACCCGGAAGAACAACAGCTATGCTTGGTGCTTATGTAGCTATTCCAACATTAGGTTTTTATATGTTAAATTATAATGATGAAGATTATAAAGAACAACCCGATTGGTTAAAACAAGCATATTATTATTTTAAAATAGGAGACAAACCTATTAGATTTCCAAAACCATTTGAAGTAGGAACTTTAGTATCTTCTATTATTGAAAAAAGTTTAGATTGGGTTAGAACAAATGAACCTCAACAATGGAAAGAATTTGCTAAAGATTTTATGTATCAAAATGCAAAAGGTTTTTATCCTATACCCACAGCTGTAAGACCTTTTATAGAAAATGCTATGAACTATAGTTTTTTTAGAGATGCACCAGTAGTGCCAAAATCTTTAGATAAAAATTTATCTAATAAGTTTTATTATACAGAGTATACATCTGAAACTTTTAAGTTAGTATCTGAACTTCTTAATGGTTTAGTGGGTGATGAAAGTTTTTTAGCTATGAATCCTATTCATGCTGAAAATGTATTCAGATCATGGACAGGAGGTATTGGTAGATATGTTATAGACATTTTAGACTATGGTTTAATTAAAGCTAAAATTATTGATGATCCAATAAAACCTACAGATAGTTTATCTAAAATACCAGTTATTAGAGCTTTTGATATAAGAGAAGTTCCGGGTTATTCTGCGAAATCTTTAACAACATTCTTTGAAAAATTAGATCCTATTCAAAAAGCATTTAATGATCTTGAGTTTGCTCAAAAAATAGGTGATTTTGAAGAGGTTGAAAGACTACAAAAAGAAACTCCTTTTGACAAAAAATTTATGTTAGACTATCAACAATCTATAAAAGATTTAGACAAAGCTATTAGACAAATATATAACGTAAAAGAACTAGCGGATGGTACTAAAATTACAGGCGATATGAAAAGAGAATTGATAGACCAAAAGTATATATTAATGATTAGTTTTGCAAAAGAAGCATTAAATCTTCTTGAAAAACAAGAGAATAAATAATATAGAAAATAACTATGACAATATCTTCAACAACAGTAAAAAATTCATATTCTGGTGATGGGTCTACTACCCAATTTAATTACACATTTAAGATTTTTGCGGACTCTGATTTACAGGTTATTATAAGATCAGCGGCAGGAACTGAAACTGTCAAGACAATCACTACTCACTACACAGTAGCTGGTGCAGGAAATACTAATGGTGGAAGTATAACTTTCACTAGTGGTAATATTCCTACTTCGACAGAAACAGTTGTGCTTAGAAGAGCAGTTCCGCAAACACAAGCGATTGATTATATCGCTAATGATCCATTCCCTGCGGAATCACACGAAGAGGGTTTGGATCGTGCTACAATGACAACTCAACAAATACAAGAAGAGTTAGATAGATCAATCAAGTTATCTAGAACAAACACAATGACATCTACAGAGTTCACTGTAGGTGCAACAGATAGAGCTAATAAAATTTTAGCATTTGATAGCTCTGGAGAAATTTCAGTAACACAAGAATTAGGTACATATAAAGGTACAGATGCAACTGTAACTACAGAAGCATACGTTGTTAGAGATATAATTAAATCTACAACTACAGCTCAACTAAACAATGTTTATATCTGTGTAGCAGACGCTGTTGTAGGAGACAGCTTAACAGATACAGATCACTTTGAACTTTTGGTAGACGCAGTATCAGCAGCAACAAGTGCAACCAATGCTGCAGCTAGTGCAACTACTGCTACAACGAAAGCTAGTGAGGCAGCTACATCTGCAACTACAGCTACAACTAAAGCATCAGAGGCATCAACAAGTGCTACAAACGCTGCTAACAGTGCTACAGCAGCAGCTACTTCAGCTGCAGAAGCGGCAGCGAGTGCTGATAATTTTGATGATACTTATTTAGGAGCTAAAAGTTCAGATCCATCTACAGATAATGATGGTGATGCTTTGAATGCTGGAGATTTATATTTCAATACTACTTCAAATACTTTAAAAGTTTACAATGGTTCGTCTTGGCAAGACGCAGCTTTAGATGCTTCTTCATTTTTAGCAGATGTTGTTTCAGATACTACACCTCAACTTGGTGGAAACTTAGATGTTAATGGAAATGATATAGTTTCAACATCAAATGCAGATATTGATATTATTCCAAATGGAACAGGAGATATAAATTTAGGAGCAGACACAGTACAGATTGGTGATAACAATGCTAATGCAACACTTACAACACAAGGTACTGGTGATTTAATTTTAAATACAAACAATGGTACAAATTCTGGAAACATAACTATAGCAGATGGTGCTAATGGTAATATAGATTTTACAACAAATGGTACAGGTGCAATTAAATTTAATGATTTAGCTTATATCCCACAACAAGCATTAACATCTTCATCAAATGCAGTAGCTTGGGATGCACAAGCAAAACCAAACGCATATCATTTAACAACAGAAAATACTACATTTTCTGCACCAAGTAATTCAGTTGAGGGGTCTTTTATTTGTTTAGAAATAAATTATGATGGTGCTCACACAATCGCATTTAATACTGTATTTGAATTTGCGGCATCAACCGCACCAACATTTACTTCAACAGATGGTAAAACTGATATATTAGTTTTCAGATACAATGGTTCAGTTTGGCAAGAAGTAGGTAGAACATTAAATTTAAGTGAGAGTTAATATGTACGCATTAGTAGAAAATAACGAAATAACAAAATTAATTAATTATCCTAAATCATTAGTGATTGGAGATGTAAGATACCCAGCTAAAATTTTTCAGTTATGGTCAGCTTCTGAATTAAATGCTATCGGTATTTATGAAGTAATAACAGATTTAACTAATTACAAAGACCCAGAATATTATATTAATACTAACGAACAATATTCATTTGCAAATAATCAAGTAACTAAATCTTGGGGAACTGCAACACCTAAAAGATTAGATGATGAAAATGCAGTAGATGAAAATGGCGATCCTGTATTAGATTCTAATGGAGTTCAATTAATTAATTATGGTTTAAAAACTGAAAAAATAAGAATCATAAAAGCACAAGCTAGTGGATTATTAGAAAAAACAGATTGGCATAATCACAAAGCATTTGATGATGAAACATATACAATACCAAATAATATTAAAACATATAGAGCAAATGTTAGATCAAAGTCTAACGAAATGGAAACTTCAATAAACAACTGCACAACAGTAGATCAATTAAAAGCATTATACGAATACACAAATACAGGAACAGAAGAAGAACCTGTATTCACAAGACCATTAGCTGAATTTCCAGAGGAGATTTAATGTCAGCACCATTAATACTTGGCACAAATTCTATTAAAGATGTAGGATATAATGTAGATAACTCATTAAGATTTGATGATGGGAGTTCAGATTGTTTATCAAGAAGTTTAGCAAGTACATCAACAAGTTGGACTTTTTCAACTTGGGTAAAAAGATGTAAATTAGGCGATGGAACAGTAAATTCAATTAATTATTTAATTAGTTGGGGTACATCAGGAACAGATGCTACAGGAATAGCTTTTGAAAGAGATGATAAACTTACATATTATTCAGAAAGTGCTCCAGATAATAAACAGAAAAAAACATCAGCAGTTTATAGAGATGTATCAGCATGGTATCATGTAGTTGTAAAATCTGATTCTAATACAATTACAATGTATGTGAATGGAGAAGAACCTACCCAAGCATGGACAGTTGGAAGTTCTGGTAATCCACTAGACACAAGTACAATGAATATTGGAAAGTGGGTAACATCAGCTTATTATTTAGATGGTTATTTAGCAGAAACAGTATTTGTAGAGGGTACAGCATTAAACCCAACATCATTTGGAGAATTTGACGAAGACACAGGAATATGGAAACCCATTGATGTATCTGGTTTAACCTTTGGCACAAATGGATTCTATTTAGACTTTGAAGATAGTTCAGCTTTAGGTAATGATGTATCTGGTAATAATAACGACTTTACTGTAAACAACCTAACATCTATTGACCAAACTACTGATACTTGTACTAATAATTTTGCAACATATAATCCTTTAGCAAATTTTTATCCAGCAGATACATTTTCAAATGGTAATTTAACCCAAACTACAAGTTCTTCAAATTACAGTTATGGTGTTTCAAATATAGGTATATCTACAGGAAAATGGTATTGTGAAATTAAAAACAGTA